TTTCTTCCTGGACGGCAACACGTCGAAGGAGTTCAAGGCCCTGGTCCGTCAGGCCAAGGTGCTGTCGTCCGCTGCGACCACGGAGACGGACGAGGCCAGGCCAGAGCTAGTGGGTGTGAGCGTGCTCGACTCGTTCGACGCTCGCAACGCTGGGCGCCCCATGACGATGCAGGTCACGATCACGGGTAAGAAGTCCCCCGGCTACGTACTGCCCGAGCGTGTGGACTTCACATGCGGCCTGGACAACGGGTCCAAGTGCGAGAACTGCATCATGAAGGTTGTGCACAACGGGCATGCCTCGCTCGAGATCCCGCCGCACGACCCCATCCTGCTCGCTATGATGGGCAGCACGGACCAGCAGCTGCAGGAGCTACTGCGGCAGCACATGGGCATCGTCAAGTGCCCGAAGTTCGAAACCACCCGCATCGTAGAGCGCACGGTCGAGGAAGTGTTCGCTCGCCCGTCCATCGAGCTGCGAGACACGGGCAAGAGCGCCGACTTCACTCATCGGCGCATCGTCGTCGTGGGCAGGCACGACCTGGAGCCCAACACCACCGTGGACATGACCGGTACCATTCGGCCGTCACCTAAGACTCAGAACAACGAGTTCCAAGTGTGGTCGTCCGTCACGCCGGTCAACACGCTGGACAGCTTCAGCGTCACGCCCAACACCATCGCAGAGATGTCGGTGTTCAAGTGCAAGGGCGACCCGCTCAAGGCTCTGCGCATTATCGCGGACGACCTCAGCTCTCACGTCACCCGCATCTACCAGCGCCCAGAGATGCACATGCTGATGGACCTGGTGTTCCACTCGGCCATCGGCTTCTACCTCGGCGGCACCTACAGCAAGGGGTGGCTCGACGTAATGATCGTCGGTGACACCCGCACAGGCAAGAGCGAAGCTGCCGGTCGCCTGGTCGACTGGTACGACCTCGGGGAGATCATCAGCTGTGAGACAGCAACCTTCGCAGGCATCATGGGCGGTCTCGACCGCATCGATGATCAGAAGTGGACAATCAAGTGGGGCGCCGTCCCGATCAATGACCGACGCCTTGTCGTGCTTGATGAAGCTTCTGGCCTTGAACCATCGCACTTTGCCCAGATGTCTGCTATCCGATCTTCTGGCGTGGCAGAGCTCAACAAGATCAGAACAGAGCGTGCTCCAGCTCGCACACGACTGCTGTGGCTCGCCAACCCTCGCAACAGCACCCTCGCTGAGTTTGCGTACGGGGCGCTGGCCATTCAGCCTCTCGTCGGCAACGCAGAGGACGTCGCCCGCTTCGACGGCGCCATGGCCGTGGAGTCAGGTGCTGTAAGCAGCGCCGCCATCAACACCGCCATACGTGACCTCAGCGAGCCCCTGCACAGCCGTACGGCGTACCAGACGCTGCTGCGGTGGGCGTGGACCCGGCGCCCGGAGGACGTCATCATCACGGAGCAGGCAGAGGCCAAGATCTACGAGGCTGCCGTGGACATGGGCGATCGCTACGTGGAGAGTCCGCCGCTCGTGCAGGCTGCCAACGTGCGCTTCAAGATCGCCCGCTGGGCTATCGCGGTGGCGGCCCGTACGTTCAGCACGGACGAGACGTGCCAGGCCATCGTGGTGGAGCCCCGCCATGTCACGGCAGCAGTGCGGTTCCTCGACCAGATCTACGGTATGACGGCCTTCGGGTACGCTGCCCTGAGCCGTGCCCGGCGCAGTGAGATTGAGCGTGCTACGGTAACGTTGGACGACTCCCTGGAGTGGATCCTCAATAAGCCCGGCCTTGTGCGGTTCCTCCGGGACAACCAGAGCTTCAAGCGCAACGACATGATGGACGGGATGAACCTGTCCGCAGAGAACATGCAAGCCATCTTGCACGAGCTGATCTCGCGCAGTATCGTGCGCCGTGACGGTGGCTTGTACCGTCCGGAGCCCGGCATCATCCGGGCGCTGCGAGACATCGATATCGATACCATGGAGGATAACACATGAAGAAGCGCAAGGTGCTCGTGCTGGGCAGTGGCCCAGCCGGACTGCTGGTGGCTCATGCTGCCACGCTCATGGGATACGAGCCGTGCATCGTCACGAGCGAGACGACACCCAGCAAGATCGGTGGCGCTCAGTACCTCCACAAGGAGATCCCCGAGCTGGTCACGCCCAAGAACTCTCACAAGATCCTCTACGTTCGCTACGGCAGCGAGGCGGAGTACTCTCGCAAGATCTACGGCGCCGACTTCGACCCCAAGCAGACCAGCTGGTCCAAGTTCCCGGACGTGGTGTACGGCTGGCCGCTGCGGAGCGTGTACTACGAACTGTGGCAGCGCTACGCCAAGCACCTCGTGCGGGTGCGGGTCAAGCCGGGCGACACGGAGCGTCAGAGCGGCTTCGACTTCAAGTTCAGCACCATCCCTCGGCAGCACATCACTCCCAACCACGAGGACTACGAGTGGCGCAGCGAGGAGTGCGTCATCGTTCCGGGCAAGCCTCAGGCTGGCGTGCACATCATCATCTACTCCGGCGAGCGGGGTGTGCCGTGGTATCGCTACAGCTGCCTGTGGGGCCATGCGTCGTACGAGTACCCCGGCGACTTCACGGACAACGTCTTGCGCACCGTCCTGACCAAGCCGGTCAGCACCGACGCTCCGGCTCCGGAAGGCATCCATCTCGTTGGGAGGTACGGCAAGTGGCAGAAAGGCGTCCTCGTGGACCACGCCTTCACGGAGGCAATGGCCATCCTGCAGGGCCAGGGCTGATGCTCAGCGACCTGAAGGTAGGCACGCTGTTCCGTGCGTACGTGCCGGGCGCAGCGTCATACATCCACTTCAAGGTGATGGATCGCCAAGCTGACAGAACCAAGCTGGCACGGTACACTGACGACGGTGTCCGGGCCTTGGAGCCTTCGGAGTGGGCCCGAGACGATCAGTTGTCAGTTCAGGAGGTACACGATGCTGTGCAGTGACTGCGCTCAGTTCATCCGGCCAGTAGTGGCCATCGACATCGACGGCACCATCGCCGACTACCACGTCCAGTTCGGGCGCATGGCGTGCGGCTACTGGAACCTGGACTACCCAGCCACCCCCTGGGACGGCAGCGGTGAGTTCGAGCACTACCTCGGCATGTCCAAGGAGATGTACCGCGAGGCCAAGACGGCGTATCGGCAGGGCGGCTTCAAGCGGGTCGCCAAGATGTTCGACAGCGCCGTGTACCTCGTCAACTCCATGTGGCAGCAGGCCGAGGTGTGGATCACGACGACCCGCCCGTGGAACAACTTCGACAGCGTGGACCCCGACACCCGCTTCTGGCTGGAGCGCAACGGGTTCCACTACCACCACCTGCTCTACGGAGCCAACAAGTTCGAGGATCTGAACGACCGAGTGGGCGACCGTGTCGTCGGCGTCATCGACGACCTGCCCGAGAACTACGACGCCGCAGAGGCGTTGTGGCCCGGCGTGCCGCTGCTGGTGTCACGCCCGCACAACATCACCACCCGAGGCGAGCGCAGGGCCACCACGCTCTACGCAGCCACCGACATCTTCGCCGATAGAATCAGGAAGTGGAACAGTGAGCACTGATATGGAGAACACGTCCGGCAACGGCATGACTGTTGCCGATGCCCAAGAGGCTCGCCGCCTCTGGCTGGACTATCGCAACAAGTCGGAGGAAGAGTTCATCGTCGAGCACTTCGTCCCGAACGGCTTGGCGCTGGACCCCGGCGTGAAGGAGCTGATGGTGGAGCACACCGCCAACATGCTCCAGCTGCTGAGCATCCTGTCGCAGCGCGAGACCAAGTACCGGGGCCTGTGGAAGATGGACGGCTGGGAGGGCAACCTGGCCCTGGCCCGTCACAAGTTCCTGCGGGTCATGCGCCGGTTCTGGAAGTCAGATCTCGCCGAGGGGCAGCGTGTCACGAACACGGAGCAGGACGACATCTACGACCTGATCAACTACCTCATGTTCACGGCCACGCTGCAGCGCGAGGGGCGTCGCGATGGCGTTGGCTTCTGACGACGAGTGCATCCACCTGATCTTCCCGGCGACGGCCTGCACCCTGTGCAACGGCAAGGACGCCCAGCGGGTCAAGGAGGATGTCTGGTCCGAGCCGTTCAACGCTCGGTACCCTGGCGGCTGCCCCTGTGGCCGTCCGATCCGGTTGGGCGACAGTATCGTCCTGCACCGGCCGACCAAGCGCCCGTACCACGAGGGATGTGAGCAGTGACCAAGTGCGACAACTGCGGGCATATCGAAGATGACCACGGTTGCCCAGATACCGACAGATCTTGCGAGTGCTGTCAGCACCCGGGCTGCTACTGCGCTCGCTTCGAACAATGGGGTGAGCAGTGACCAAGCCTATGCGCTACGTGAGCCTGCACCATCACTCGACGTTCAGCTATCTGGACGGGTACGGGCTGCCGGAGTCACATGTGCGGCGGGCCACCGAGCTGAACATGGGCACGCTGGCGCTCACTGAGCACGGCAACATCAGCTCCCACGTCAAGTTGGAGCAGGCCGCCCTAGAGCAGGGCGTCAAGCCCATCTTCGGATGCGAGCTGTACACAGGCGGCGTGACCGAGGCGACCCGCACTCAGCGCAAGAACCACCTCACCGTCCTGGCAGAGAACCAGGTCGGCTACAACAACCTGCTCAAGCTCGTGACGTTGGGCTGGCAGCAGTTCTACTACGAGCCCACGGTCAGCCCCGACGACATCAAGAGGCACAAGGATGGTCTGGTCATTCTGTCTGGTTGCACTGGCAGCCTCCTTGCAACCTCTCTGGTGGGAGGTAAGAATGTCCCGGATGGAGCCGCCTCCTATCAACGTGCCCGAAGGGTCGCCGCCGCCTTCAAGCGCGAGTTCGGAGACCGTTACTTCCTTGAGGTACAGGCATTTCCTGAACTCCCGACGGTAGTCAAGATCAACGAGGCGTACGAGCGCCTCAGCAACGAGCTTGGCATCGAGCTGGTGGCCACGGGCGACGTCCACTACACCAAGCCCTCCGAGAACGAGATGCAGCAGATCCTGCACAACGTCCGGGGTGGCAACAAGCAGACCCTGGAGGAGCAGGCTCGGTCGTGGGGCTACAACGTACCGCTGAGCCCGCCCATCAACGACAAGGTCATGCTGCAGCGCCTCATGCACTGCGGCCTCAGTCGCCAGGCAGCCATACGGGCCATCCTCAACACCGAGACCATCGGCCAGATGTGCACCGTCACCATGCCCAAGCTGGAGCGACTGCGCTTCCCGGTGCCCTACGGGTACAAGGACACCGACGACGTCTGGCGCTCCTGGCTGAAGGACGGCTGGAAGTACCGTGGTGTCGCCAAGTTCAAGGACGTCAAGCGTTACAAGGACCGTCTCGCCTACGAGATGTCTATCATCGAGCAGAAAGACTTCGTTGACTACTTCCTCGTCGTCTCGGACATCGTCAAGTTCGCCAAAGACCGTGGCATCCCTGTTGGACCCGGTCGAGGTTCTGCTGCTGCGAGCCTTGTATGTTGGCTGCTGCGCATCACTGAGGTCAACCCTCTCGCGTTCCCGTCAATGCTGTTCGAGCGCTTCATCGACCTTTCCCGTGCTGACCTCCCCGATATCGACCTTGACTTCGATGATGAGCGACGCGGAGAAGTCTTTGAGTATGCGGCAGCGAAGTATGGAAGAGAGAGGACGGGAAGCATCGGGTCGTTCACTCAGTACAAGGCGAAGAACTCGATCGACGACGTAGCTCGCGTGTACCGTGTGCCCAAGTGGGCAGCGGAGCAGCTCAAGGACGCACTCATCGAGCGCTCGTCTGGCGACCTGCGGGCCAGCGCCACCATCCTCGACACCATCGACCAGTTCGAGGCTGCCGCTGCGGCAGTGAAGGATCACCCCGACCTTCTCAAGGCTACCAGCCTGGAAGGTCAGGTGCGTGGCATGGGCGTGCACGCTGCCGGGCTCGTGATCGCCAACGGTCCGCTGACCGACGTGGTCGCTATCTACGAACGCGTCGTGGCAGGCCAGCTGCGGCAGGTCATCAGCACGGACAAGTACGACAGCGAGTACCTCAACATCCTCAAGATCGACGCTCTGGGCCTCAACACCCTGGCAGCGTTGCGCATCATGCTGGACTTCATCGACAAGCCTCTGGAGTGGCTGTATGAGATTCCTCTCGATGACCCCACGACGATCAAGGGCTTTCAGGCGAACGATGTCGTGGGCGTCTTCCAGTTTGACGGCAGAGCTATGCGCTCTGTCAACGGCGAACTCAAGCCGGACAACTTCATTGAGGTTCGGGACGTCAACGCACTGGCTCGTCCTGGCCCTCTACACAACAACGCAACCGCAGAGTACGTCGACGTCAAGCGTGGACGTAAGGAGCCCCGTCGTCTCCATCCAATGCTCGATGCAATCTGCGGAGATACCCACTACCAGATCGTGTACCAAGAGCAGATCCTTCGTATTGTCCGCGAGATCGGCGACTTCGACTGGACGGCTGCATCTTACATTCGCAAGATCATCAGTCGCAAGATCGGAGAGCAGGAGTTCGCCCGCCAGTGGGACAAGTTCTGGGCCGGTGCCCAGAGGCACGGCATGGACGAGGAGACCGCTCGCGCCATCTGGGGCCAGTGCATCACGGCAGGCTCGTACGCCTTCAACGTAGCCCACAGCACTAGCTACGGCATGCTGGCGTGGTGGACCATGTACATGAAGCAGCACCACCCCACTGCCTTCTATGTCGCGTCCCTGCGCAAGTACGACAAGCAGCGCGAGCTACTGCGAGACGCCATGCGCCACGGCATCACCATCGAGCCGCCTAGCGCCAGCCGTAGCGGCGTCACCTGGACCTACGACAAGTCCACTCCGCAGTCCGTCCTGCCCGGTCTCACGCAGATCAAGGGCATCGGCGAGGAGACGGCCAAGAAGATCGTGGAGGCTCGAGACGCTGCGGACGCCATGACCTGGAACTGGGACAGCCTGCGCAGCATCAAGGGCATCGGAGACAAGAAGATCTCCACCATCAAGGAGTTCTGCGCCCAGGAGGATCCATTCGAGGTTCTCAAGCTCAAGCGCGACACGGACAAGGTCATCAACTACATCCGTCGCAACTTCCGAGGGCGCATCCCCGTGCCCACGCACACCAGCGAGGAAGTCCCCTACAGCCGCGAGGACCACAACACCCAGGTTGTCTGGGCAGGCGTCATTCGGCACATCAACCTTCGTGAGCTGTTCGAGCTGAACTTCTCCCGCACCGGCAAGCCCCTGGACCCGGAGACCGTGCGCGACCCGCATCTGAACGAGTGGGTCATCCTCGTCGGGGCAGACGACACCGAGCTGCTCACCTGCACCATCGATCGCTGGAAGTACCCCAGCATGAAGAAGGCTGTGTGGGACATCCAGCTCGACCACGACATCGTGATCTTCGAGGGAGTCAAGTATGGGTTCCAGAGCAGGCGGGCCATCAAGGTCACAGACATGTGGGTCATCGACCCAGACAAGGTTAAGTCCCAGCCAGAGGGAAAGCCTGTGGTGCGCCGAGTGCATCGCCGGGCGTCATAGGGACTGCGAGAACTTCCCCGGGCAGCTATGGTCATCTTGCTGGTGCTGGCGTACCAAGCACGATGCCCACAGAGCCAACTACCCTATCCAGTACATACCCACAGAGGAGATAGAAGCATGACCAAGGACATCCAACGCTTCGCCGACGCTGCCATGTTCACGGCAGAGCCGATGCGGGCGGGCCGAGACGCCGACGGGAACATCGTGCCGTCGGTCACGCTGCTGGCGATGAACCCCGACCCGTTGGGCGCCATCGCTGCGGCCTGCAAGATGTACAAGGGCGAGGTCGTCTACAACCTGCAGGACGTGACGGACGACGAGCGGCGTGAGTTCTTCGAGCAGGTGCAGCACACTCATCTCCAGGCGCCGCTGGAGTTCGTGAACTTCCACTTCCTGCTGGAGGGCGTGACCCGCTCCTTCACGCACCAGATGGTCCGTCAGCGCACTGCCGTGTACGCCCAGGAGTCGCTGCGCTTCGCCGTCACTGGCGACCTCATGGACCGGGTCAGCGTGCCGCCGTCCATCGCCAACGGCAGCGAGCAGGTCCGCGACGACTTCTGGGACGCCATCGGCGCCATCGAGGAGGCGTACAACAAGCTGATCGCTGCCGGTGTCCCGGCGGAGGACGCTCGCGCTCTGACGCCGCACGGCGTCGCCACCCGCCTGCACTACGCTACGGACCTGCGCAACCTGCAGGAGCACGCTGGCAACCGGCTCTGCACCCAGGCGCAGTTCGAGTGGCGGGCCGTGTGGGTCGCGATCCTGAACGCCATCCGCCGCTTCGGCGCCGAGCACCCGTCCGTCATGCCGCAGGACCGCTGGCAGTTCGAGCTGCTGGCGAGCAGCCGCCTGTTCCGCCCGATCTGCTACAAGACAGGCAAGTGCGAGTTCCTCGCCAACTTCGACCGTCACTGCTCCATCCGCCAGAAGGTCACCGATCTCGGCCAGGCGGGCGTGCCGAGCGAGGCCTGGGACGCTCGGGTCGACGACTCGTCTCGCGACGGCTTGCCCGGCATCTTCCCGGCCGAGTGGCTCATGGACCCGACGGCTGCCCGTGAAGGCCGGTCCTCCAATGACTGACACCGGAGGCAAGTTCAAGATCGGCGACCGAGTGCAGCACAAGTCCGTCGCCGTCGAGTACGCCACGACCTGGATCATCAAGTCCTTCACTCGCAGCGGCGATGTGTTCCGGTACTACATGGAGGCTGTCGAGGGGCCGAACTCTGGAGGTGTGGCTGGCGCCTACGAGACGGACCTGCGCCTGGCACCAGTGGCAACCGTCATCAAGGCGCAGCGGCCCTACGACGTCATCACGTTCAACGCCTGGGAGATGCACCTCCGGCGCTCCGAGCGCTGGCATGAGGGCGACATCAACAACTGGACGCTGAGCGACTGGGGCCTGGCCCTCGGCGGCGAGACGGGCGAGTACCTGAACGCCGTCAAGAAGCTCCGCCGCATCCAGACGGGCGCCGACTCCATCGACACGGCCACGGGTGAGCCCGACACCCGCAGCGAGTACCGCCTCAAGGTGGCAGCTGCCACCGAGCTGGCGGACATCATCGCCTACGTCATCGTGAACTTCGCGGCCCTGGGCTTCACGTACGACGAGGCGCAGCGCATCATCGCCAACAAGTTCAACGTGGTGAGCGCGACCTACAACTTCCCCGAGCGACTGGAGATCCCCGATGAAGGTTGACGTGGAGCACCTCGACGTCGACGGCAGCGTCAAGCACTGGACCACTGCCGAGGCGTCTGCGGTCAGCGAGAAGGCAGGGTCCCAGACGCTCGAGATCATCCATGCCAAGGGCGTGCAGAAGTTCCGCCTCGTCAAGGAGGTGGACTGGACGGCGACCAAGTGACTGATTGGCTCGCCCTCATCGGCAAGACGGACATCTACATGCATCCGCTCGGGCCGCATACGTACCACGTGTGCGACACGTGCAACTACGGCGAGCATCGCTGTGGCGGATGCGGTGACGACATCAATCACGGCATGTGGGCTTGCCGTCACTGCCGGGAAGAGTTCGGACCGCAGGGCTACGGAGGCAGCGATGGCTCAGTATGAGAAGACCGGGTGCGGCTGGTGCAACACGACCGAAGCCGTCATCCGGGGCGAGCTGCGTACCCCGGCAGTCGCTGGGCACTGGCTCCGCAACTGCGTCTGTGACGAAGCCCGGCGCCGCAAGCTGGAGCGCCACCTCAACATGGACGGCACGGTGCGAGTGCCGATGAAGCCCCGGTACCAGCTCCAGCCGCTCGACGAGGACGTCGAGTTGGTCTGGGAGGAGCTGTAGCGTTACCTGTCCGGGCCGGACCGTCCGTAATTGGTCCGGAGATGTGCCTAAACATTTGTCTAAGCTGTGCAGGGGCCGGGACCGTACAAGGGTGCCCGGCCCTTGCCGTAGGCCAACGTAGGTCCTCTGTATTACGGTTGCGTTACGCCCACGCCGAGCCGTTCCAGACCCGGACGGATGAGCGGGGGTCGGCCACCGGCTGCCATGCCGTGCCGTCCCAGATCTTGATGCCGGGAGTTGCGCCCGTAGCCGCAGCCTTGATCTCGAACACGGTCACGGCAAGACCGATGGCGCCAGCGTTCGTGAAGCTGTTGGCCTGAGTGTTGCTGCCGTTCTTCCACATGGTGGCGTGGTAGCCGCCCCAGCCCGTCTCGGCGAGGGCAGTCCCGGTCCAGCCCGAAGGCACGGTCCAGGCGCTGTTGCCGTTGGCGATGCAGGAGGCTACCAGCAAGCTGTCCGAGGCCGGAGCGCTGCCGAGGGTAGCGGTCACCGTCGCACTGCCGCCCGACGGCTGGCCCGCGACGATCGGAGCCTGTCGGAAGGGTGTGGCGGGGTCTGCGCCCGTGAGCTTCAGCACGGCAGCAGTGAGCCACATGTCCGAGCCGTCGCCGTTGTCTGTGCCCGTCAGCACTGCGGCAGCGTTCCCGGCAGAGAACACCGCGAAGCCAGCGCCACAGCCCATGCGGTACGAGGCGCCAGTGTACTGCGCAGGCTGGCTCAGCGTCGGAGAGCCCATCGTACCGGGCGTCGCCGTGAACGTCTGGATGGTACGGTCGGCGATCTGGTTGTCGTGGAAGGCCATCAGGATCAGAGCCTGGTCGCCCGTGGCCCACGAAGTTGCAGGCGTGTTGATGGTATGCGTGATCGTGCCGCCCGCAGCAGCCTGGAACTGAGCGTTGGCCTGCGCTACCGAGATGACCATGTCAGTTGTCGGACTCGATCGTCATGGAGCGGAAGCCAAGGCCCATGACCGAGCTGGTACCGCCGACGGATGCGTAGCACAGCGGCCCCAGCACCTGCGTGGTGGCGGGCAGCGTAGTGCTCGTGCTGCCGCTGAACGTGGCGCCGGTGTTCAGCTTCGTGATGGTGTAGAAGATCGTGCCGCCGTTGGGCGCACAGAAGATCGAGATCTCCAGCACGTCCGTGCGGTCGGCGGAAGCCGCCTTCGCGATGCCGGTGTTGACCTTCGTCGCTGTGCCCGTGCCGGTCTTCGTCATGAACTGGTAGTTGGTGTCGGTGGAGTCTGCACCGATGCCGATGACGTTGGCGAGCGTCGTGTCGGTCGAGGGCTGCACGTCGGTCGGAGCTGCCGTCTGCGACGTCAGGCCGCAGAAGAACCGTCGCGTGCTCAGCGTGGAGCCGGTGGCCACCCCGAGTCGGCAGACGAAGTGGAACCCGCCCTGGCCAGCAGCAGAACCTCGGAGCCAGTTGTTGGCACCGAGACGCCATCCGACGACAGCGCTGTTGCTCGCCGCAGTGACGAGCCACTCGATCTGTCGCATGGTCGTGTAGAGGCTGGTGCTCGCTACCACGAGGGCGGTGGCCGTGCCCGTAGCGCTCAGCGCAGCAGCGCCCACAGCCGTCGGTGCCGTGGTGCTACCGCCCAGAGCGTGCCAGGCGCTGATGGCGTTGCGACCGAGATGCGGCTGCAGCGGCGTGCCAGCGCCGGAAGAGCCGACCATCGCCAGCATGGAGCGACCGCCGATGTCCTGGCTGAACATGCGGACGTTGTCGGCTGCCGGTGTGCCCGGCGTCGTGGTGTCGGGCAGGTCGACTGTGGCCAGCAGGGACCCGCTGGGGATCCAGAGATCTCCGGCCTGCAGAGCCGATGCCCCCGACGGCAGGGACACGCTCGGATCTGTCGACCCAACGAAGATCTTCTTCCCAGCCGCTCCCGTTGTGCTGATGGTTGCGCCGTCGAAGTCTGGAGAGAGAACCTTGGGCATGTCAGCCCACGCAGATGACTCGGTAGGCGTTCGACGCCGGAGCGGTGGCGAACGTGATGGTGACGTTGTTGGCGTCGGTGTTGACGATGTCCACGATGATCGAGGCGTTGGTGGAGGCGTTGACGACCTCCGTCACGACGTGCTGGTTGCCGAGGGCGTGGTTGAAGGTGAGCGCCGTGGACGCACCGTTGCCGATGAGGCCGGTCTTCCAGCGGGCAGCGATGCTCGTGTCCATCTGGATGTTGTCGGCGTTCACCGTGATACCCAGGCCACCGATCACGTCGATGGTCGCGCCGGTGGACGTCATGCCAGCGCCCGCCGTGCTGAAGCCGGAGCCGCTGCCGAACTGGGCGAAGGTCAGCGACGTCGTGCCCAGCGTGATGGTGCCGGTCGTGGTGAGGATCCACGTCGTCGAGGCGTTGGTCGTGCCCGCCTCCACGAACATGGCAGCGCCACGGATCTCGTTCTGCGTGTCGGCGTCCGTCGAGCGGGTGGGAGCGCCCGAGGCGTTGACGGTGTAGATGCCGTTCTCGGCAGGAGCCGTCTGGTTCTTGATGAGGATGCGGTCGCCCGTGACGAGCGCGACGCCGTCAACCGTCTGACCGTTGGCGTAGGCCGTGGCGAGGGCGCCGTTGGCCGTGGTGGCGACTCGGACGGAGTCCTTCCAGGCCAGGCCCGTGATGGCGTTGTCGACGTAGTTCTTCGTCGCAGCGTCCTGCGTGCCCGTGGGGTCGGCCAGGTTGATGATGCGCTGGCTGTTCATGTTGACGGTCGTCGTCGGAACGGCGAACTGGTCCAGGCGCAGAGCCGTGGCCGTCGCCGTGAAGTCGCTGATGGTCGCGGCCAGCTGCGTGCCGGAGTGGTTGGCACGTGCGAGCGGATCGATGATCGTGCTGCCGTTGTACCACTTGAGCAAGTGGGTCGTCGTGTTCTGCCAGATGAGACCTTCGTCCGTGCCCGTGACGGTGGGGTCCGACGACAGGTTGTGGACCTTGGCGTTCTGCAGCTGGTTCTTGCTGAGGTCCAGGTTGTTGAGTACGAGCGTGGCCATCGGAGCCCTTTCAGTTCAGGTAGGCGGTGCCGCTGAAGGCGGCGCTGAAGGTGATCGTGAGACTGTTCAGCGTGGAGTACACCACGTCGAATCCTATCACCATCCGGCTGATCGAGTCGAGAACCGTGATGGACGGGTGCTTCCCGAGGTTGTGGTTGATGGTCCACACCGTCGCAGGCGTAGCCTGCTGATGCTCGTAGAAGCTGCCGGCGTTCGGGTTGATGACGACCGTAGCCGTCGGGACGATGAGATCGACGACGCTGGTGGTACGAACGAGCTCGAGAGTCGGCCCGCCGCTCACCACCAGGTCGACGGTCTGCGTCGTGCGAGCGAGATCGATGGTGACGCCGCTCACCGGGTCACGTCCTTCTGGACGAAGACGTCACCAGTGATCCACGTCGTGGGGTTGCCGAGGCTGTCGACCACCTGCAGATCCCACACGCACTTCGCGGGCAGCACTGCCGTTACGGCGTCGTCGAAGGTGAGCGTGAGGTACGGCGGGGTGCCGGCAGTGAGCACGACGCCGATGGCCCATGTGTCGCTGCCGGTGCGGCTCTTGCGGAACATGGCGCTGAACGTGAGGCCGGTCGTGCTGAGCGGCACCGTCTTGGCAGCGTCCGCCCACAGCCGCACCTGGACGGTCTCGTTGTCACCCGCATACAGGTACAGGTCACACACGACCGGCGTCATCGAGATCTTAGCTGCCATCTTCATCCACCTTGCATTCGATCGGGGGCAGCTGCTGCAGCAGACCCTTGATGATTTCCTTCGACCCGTCACTCACCAGCGGGCTCTGCTCCAGGAGCAGCACCAACTCGCGGATGGCGTCGCGAGCGTCCTTGCGCCCGATGCAGTCTGTGTAGTCCTTGAGCGCCTGCTCTTGCTGCTGACGCTGCACAACCCCGTCGAGCCGAGTGTTGTCTTCGTGCTGCCAGTATAGGGCCAGGGTCACGGCAACTGCCAAGATGGTGACGGTCACCTTCACGGCATGCCGCCGGACCCAGGCTCCTACACGTTCCATCACCGCACCCGGATCTGGTACCAGAGGGCGGCGAACTCCATAGCACCGAACAGAACGGTGACGGAGAGCTTGTACGGGTGCATCCTCGCGATCCTTCTCATTCGTCGGAGTCCTTTCCTCGCCCACGGAACTTGTCCGCCAGATCGGCTACTGGCAATCCCAGCATCAGCCCGATCAACACGATCAAGTACGGTCGGTCTCCTGTACGAAACAGCGCTTCGTTGATCGCCAGACCGAGGCCAACGGCAAACGTCACCGTTGACTTCGATACGAGCTTGGGTGTTCCGCCTCTTCGCGCCATGGTTGTACAGGTTCAGGGCCATGATGGCACCCGTCAGATGGGCGTGCCGAAGAGGTCGAGACTGTCGACGACGCGAACGTTCGCGACGATCCCGCCGCCCATATCCCAGACGAGGGTGGAGTCGGGTGCGGTCTGGGCAGCCCCGCTGAGCTCGATCGGGTTGCCGTTCTGCGCACGGTTCCACACCAGGTCCTTCAGGGCCTGCTCGTTCTGGATGTGCCGGTAGGTGAAGTTGATGCCATCCGTGAGATAGATCTCCGGGTGGTTCCGAAGCTGGATGAGTTCCTGCATGCGAGTCTTCCTTCCGGGAGCGGGCGGCACTGGGGTCGCCACGTTGTTGTATGGGATGATGCCGTAGCCCACGATGGTCGAGGCGGGCCGCAGAGGACCGTCCAGACCGGGGCCGAACTCGTACACACCGCCGCCGTTGGCGACGAGGCCTGCGGGGGACGTGTTGCCCTCGGATGTGACGGGCCGTCCGTCGGGTGCGGTGGCGTACACCCAGCCGACGTGATCGCTGATGAACTTGGAGCCGGGCCACCGGTAGAACACGGCAGCCCCGACAGGAGCGGGCTCCTTCGGGCCGAGCCAGGCGCCCGCCCGCTGGAACGCCTGCACGTCCGACGGCGTGTAGAACATGTTGATGAACACGCCGTTGATCATCAGTCCGCCGCCGTTCTCGCGAACGACGCACGGCACACCGGCTTCGTCCAGCAAGTTGACGACGTGCCCGGCGCACCACGACTGCCGAGAACGGTAGCTGCGGCCACCGCCGTACAGCGGCACCGGACCGTACAGATCGTCCAGGCGCTGCGTGATGGTGCAGATGTTGCTGTTGGGCGGGACCTCGGTCAGACCCCGGTACTTGTGGGCGACCTGCAGGGCGTCAGCGATCGTTCCGGTTGGCATCCTCGTTCTCCTCCTGGGCAGCTCGCGCTTCCGCGAAACCCTCGATCAACATCTCCATCACGGCCGACTCGTCTTCGAGTGCGATCGCGAAGCTGGTCTTTATCGGACCGTCCGAGGCGGTGATCAGCATGCCACCTGGGACCGGCTTGGTCTCTATCTGCATGCCGGTACCCTAGCTCAGGTCAGACGGCGTTGGTGGTCTCGTACTCGACAGTCCACTGCAGCTGGAAGTTCGCGCCCCACGTGAACGGCGTCGTTGCTGTTGCTACCTGGTCGTAGGTGGCGACGGTTGGGTTGCGGATGATGAAGCCGAGCGTGGTGCCGGTGGGTCCGTAGCAGTGACCCATCACGCGACCGCTGTTCGCTCCGCCGGGGTTGAAGCCCCAGCAGCTGCCGATGATGTCAGCCTCGAACTGGATGGGGAAGGGGAGGTTCGCCTGGATGTTGCCGGAGACAGTCGTCGTCGTGCCGAAGATGAGGCGGCCCTTGAACGACACCTTGCGGCCTCGACGTTGGTAGCTCTGGTCCAGGGTTCCGTTGCCGAGAGTGATGCCATTCATGGCAGTGCTGTATACCACCGGAGCGTTGGCGGTGCTGTGCGTTCCGATGGCCAGCAGTCGTCCGCCGGGCAGGGCGATCATCCACACCGGATCGTTGACGCGAGGATAGTACGACTCCAGGCAGCGCACGCCAGTGATCGTGTCACCGCTCGCCAGCAGCACAGAGCATATGATGCTGGGGGAGCTGAAGCCGACCGCCGTCACCTTGCCCATTCGGATGTTGGGGCCGATGAACGACTCGCTGCCGTCCACCACGATGCCTGCAAGATCCCGCAGACTTCCTGCCAGCCCCGCGAGAGGGTCCATGTCGCTCATCAGATCAGGTACTGCCCGCTCACGACGATGCGGTCGCCGCTGGCGATGGCAGTGATCGGGGCCAGGCCGAATCCGACGCCAGCGTTCGTCACGAAGCCAGAGTTCGCCGCGAGGATCGTGTGCAGGTCGAGTTTGCCAGAGCCGTTGTACTCAGCCGTGAAGTAGTGACCGTTGCCGCCGCTGGGGAAGATGTATCCCTGGCCGATGACGGCATTGGTCCCCATGACGCCGGAAGTGATCGGCAGCGTGATGGTGAGGAGGTTGCTGGCCGTGCCGCCCGCCGTCATCGTCAGGTTGAGCCAGTAGCTGACCGTGTTGCCGTGGACGGTGTAGGCAGCCTGGTTCACGGTCTTGCTGATGTTGGTGACGCCCTGGTCGATCTGAGGCGTGTACGTGAGGTTGGCTCCAGCCGGAACGGGAAGCCATGCGCTGCCGTTCCAGACCTCGAGCTGCGTCGTGGTCGTGTTCCAGATCACTCGACCGGTCCAACGAGTGGCACCGCTGAGAGCGTTGCGGGTCGTGGTGTCCATGATGGCGGTGCCGGGCCAAGCGTCCAGAGCGTTGGCGACGTTGGTGATGTACGTCACGGCATCGTTGTCGTCTGTGCCGAGAGGAACGGTGATTCCCTTGGCGGTGGTGCTGGGCATTGTGTCTCCTTAGCGACGACGCTTGATGGTTCCGCTCATGGAACCGTCGAGCAGGGGCAGGGTCAGTGTTTCGATACTGTAGCGTCCGCTGACGCCGAGGTCTGTGTCGATGATCTGGATGACGTCGATGACGTCGAGGCGGGGGTCGGTCATCATGCCGAAGTCGATCTTCTCGCTGACACCCTTGATCTTGGCGAACTCACTGGCCGCGATCGTGGCGCACTCAGCGTTGGTGCTGGCGACTGCGCTGCCGATGATCTTGGGCTTCTCCCCGAAGGGTCCACCTCGCCACGTAGGGCTAGCAGGGTTGTCGTCCCACACCTCACCGCTGATCGGAAAGATGAGCCAGGGCGCCTCGCCACGCACGATGACGCCGTTGTACACGTCACGACGAGACACGTTGCGAGTGATCGGAGTTATGAGGACGGCGTCGCGAGAGAAGTTGTACGCCGGAGGCACAGTGTCCGGCTCGGCGATGGGCCAGCACTGCAAGACGCCCTGCGGATCGTGGTACACCTCACCGCTAGCGGCAGTCGCCATGTCCTGGATGATCTGCCACGGGTCGTCTGACTCGCTGTAGAAAGTGTCAGGGCTCGTCTTGGTCGTGACCATCAGGCTGCTCACAGGCGTGAAGCCAGAGGCCCTGTTCGTGTAGAAAGCAGACAGCGCCGCCATCTGGTTGGTGCCGGATGCGACCTGATAGATCGTCCGCAGAGGGTTCTGGCGGATGCGGTCACTGCGGTCCGTCATCGAAAGCCTGAGCGTAACGGCCGCTCCGTCTCTGCCAACGCTCATGTCCTGCGACGTGAACTTGCCGAGCTGGATCCACTCCGGCTGGCCGGTGCTATCGAGAATGATCCCCCTGTACACCTCCAGCTCGGCGCCAGCGATGGGGTCCACCAGTACCTTGCCGGTGCCATCCATGTCCAGCAGCGTCAGATCGCAAGTGCGACGGGTGTCGCTGGTGCGGTCGATGGTGACGCTGCCGTCGAGAACTCGCAGGTGCGTCCCGGCAGAGTACGTGTCCTCCAGCGAGATGCCCTGCGACGTCACCACGACCCGGAGTGCGTACTGGTGGCTGGACTTGACCAGTGTGCCGAACTCATCCGACGACGGTTGCACTGGCCACCTCCACGTCAGCTACGACGGTGAGGTCCGCCGTGATCTTGTGCACCATGCCAGAGCGTGTGACCTCGGAAGACGTAGGCGAAGCCAGAACCTGCGAGGTCTTGACGCTGCCGACGACTCGCACGAAGTAGCACTCGCCGCCGATGGCTCGCTGAAGATGCAGGGTACGCTTGGACGTCAGCAGGGTGAGCAGAGCATCGTAGTCCGCCTGGGTGAAGGACCAATGCTCCAGCTGGACCCTGCTCACGTTGGGCTGGCTGCCGTGAGTGACGACGGCTCCAGATGCGCCTTCCGGGATGAACTCCTGTGACTGCACTGCGACGTCTCGGTTCCACGATGAGAGCATCACATTCATGTTGCGTGTTGGCAGTGTCGGGTCACGGAGCCAGGCCTCGCTCACGAGCGAAGGTCCGCTGGCGAGAACCGGGCTGGAGTAGACGGCCGAGCCTGACGCCGTGCTGACTGCGTACGCTCGATAGCTGACGTCGCTCCGGCCGATCGGATAGGCCAGGTCTCGGATGGTGATCGCAGACAGCACCCCGCTCAGGGGCGAGGCAGGGTTGGTGCGGCTGGAGCCCCACACGTACTTGTACGCTCCGCTGCCGACCTTGCGCTCAAGGATGAAGCGGATGCCGGCAGAGCTGCCTCCCGGAGACCAGAACACATCAGCAGCCTTGGCGAGAGCGGCGCCCTGGAGGTAGTAGCTGTTGCCGACCGGCATCGTGATCGACTCGATCTGGATGGCGACGAAGGCTGCGTCGACCGGGCTGGTCACGTTCTTGTTCGGCACCTCTGTGTAGGTGGAGGCGTTGCAAGCGGTCGTGGTGCCGTTGACCGTCGGTGTCAGAGCTGTCGGAGTGCCGTCGCTCTTGTACCACTTGATGATGGCACGATGAGAGCCCGTGCCGCTGCTGTTGCGAATGGCGCAGGTGAACGAGTACACCGTGCTCGGCAGGACGGCATAACCCAGCAGGCCGGTGGGAGTGCTGATGATCGGGTTGCCGCCCTGCTGGTCGGCCTTCTGGGCGTTGAAGCTGGCGTACCCGGCGTTGTCTGCCGTGAAGCTCGCGAACAGAGCGTTCATGGCGTTGAACGTGATGCCGGCAGCATCCACCTTCAGGGCAGGACCAGTGAACGTGACGGGATCGAGAGCCACGCGAGCGAACGCAGCCAGCTGCAGGTCCTGCCATGTGCCGGTCGAGTTGACGAACGATGACGTGTCCGCCTCCAGAAGGTTGAAGGCGGACGACAACGTGACGTCCACGGCTCCGAGGTCAGGCTTCGCCACTGCCGTGAGGGTCGGCGCCGGTGGGAGATTCAGGGTAACGGTGACAGAGCCGGCACTCGTGGCCATGACCATGCCCAGGTCATCTTCGACGGCGACGCAGAAGCTGTACGTGCCGCTGCCCGGAAGATCGTTGCCGACAGGGACCGAGTATGCAGACGAGTCCGTGACCCATCCGCTGTCCCACACCGCCAGGCTCGCGCTGAGGAACATGTCACCGGACAGCGGAGGAGCGGCGCTCGCGAACGCCATCGCACGGTAGCGCTTCTGACGAGAGCCGCCGGTGCCGATGTACTGCCATGTGATCAGCGGGCGGGACGTCGTGACCGTGCTGAGAGGTGACAGGACGTTCATTGTCGGATCAGAACTCCAGTAGAGGATCTGATCCGTGCAGTACGGCCCCAGCTGTCCGGCTCCCGCTCCGACCCGCACAGCGTACTGATAGGTGTTGTAGGTGCCCGCCGTCGGAGTGCCCATACTACCCACTCCGAAGCTACCGAACGGAGCCATGATCTGGTTGTCGCCAATCGCCGTGACGACGTTGAACACCTCTGTGCTCTGCCAGGCGGGAGTCGCTGCGTTCCAGTACTCGAAGGCGCCGGATGGCAGGAGCTTGCGCCTCAGGGCGTAGCGATCGATGTTGGCGCTCTGGTCTGGAGTGAACACCCGCCAGGCGTTGCGCCACTGGCTCGGTACATACGAAGTGTACAGCGAGCTGTTGACGTGGTACTTGGTGTTGGGCAGGGGGTTCAAGAAGACCGGAGCGAACGGGGCGGTCATGTCACTTCCTCACCTTGGTCACGACGGCGTTGCTGAGCTGTTCGAACGCCTGGGCTAGCATACCCTGTACGTCGCTCACGGTGACGCCAGTGCCATCGATGGTGATCGTCGTGTCACCGAACTGCACCGTGATGTTGTTGGAGTTGACGTTGCTGACCGGCGCTCCGACCTGCCCGCCAGCGATGCCGGTAGCGAAGCTGCCCGTCATCTTGTTGATGTCGCCCAGGGCACCGTTCACGAAGTCGATACCGCCAGGTCCCATCGACAGCAGCGCCTGCGCCAGGCCCAGGCTCTTGGGACCTTGCTTGATGAGGTCCATGAGGAAGCTCTTGTCCAGGCCAGAGTTGCCCAGCTGCTTGATGGCGTCGGTCCACTTGGCAGTGCCCTCCTTCATGTGCTCGAAGAAGCCTCGGATGCTGTCGGTGCTCACCTCCAGCTGGCCTCCGAAAGCGTTGATCAGGCTGGTGGCATCCTTGATGGGGTTGGCGATGGAGTCGTACAGGTCCTTGTACGCATCCTTGATCGTCTTGGCCGCATCCTCGTGCGCCTGCGCCTTCTGCTTGGCGTCGTCGGCCTGCTGCTTGTCGAGGTCGTCGATCTGCCGCATGATGGAGATCCACTCCTGGCTGTACTCCTCCAGGTACTTGAGGCGGTCCACCAGGAGCTGACGGTACGCAGCGTTGTCGATGGTGCCCTTGTCGTGGAGGTAATCCTCCTTGGCACGCTGCCGGTCGATCTGCTTGGCGATCTCGTCCACTGCAGCGGCGAAGGCGTCAGCGCTGTCGTACATGTCGACCACCATGTCGGCCGTGGCGCTGCCCACGAGCTTGGTGAGGCGCGACCAGTTCTCGGCAGCGCTCTCGAGCTTGGACGTGGGGTCCTCTCCGCTCTTGGCAGCGGCCAGGATCTCACCGGCTCCGACCCGCATGACGCCGCGAGTCAGCAGGTCCATCATGGCACCGTGCTCGATGCTGTCACGCCAGACGTTGATGCTGGCGTCGTACAGGGCTCCCGTGAGCTGGTTCACGATGGGCAGTGCGATGGTCTTGGCGGCCTGCGCCATCTGGGCGGCCGTGGGGTGCCACTTGGAAGCTCCGCCTCCACCACCTCCGCCGCCAGCCTTGGGCGCGATGTTCTTCGGCTTGAACCCGTCCAGCAGGCCGTTGATCTGATCCTTGATGCTAGCCACCTGAGCCGCAGCGTTCTGCTGGTTCTCGGCTCGGCGTGCCATGACATCGGCGCTGCCTCCGCTATCTTCGATGGACACCTGTATGGCGACACCGGCAGTGACAACCTTGCCGTTGATCTGGTCGAGGCCGTAGTTCACTGCCAGCAGCGAGGCGAGCGACTGGTCGACACCAGGCAGGCTCACCAGCGTAGCGATCTGGTCCGGCGTCAGGCCCATGATGGTGATCATCTGGGCGATCTCATCCGTGCCGAGCCCGGCGCTCTGCGCCATGCTGATGAGCCCGACGATGTACTGCGCCACAGCGTTGTTGGCGGCGTCGTAGCTGTCGGTCTGAGCCAGCGTGGCGGACGCCAGGTTCTTCGCCGCCTCCGTCGCTCCACTGAGAGCGCTCTGGACGATGGAGCCCTTCTCCGTCAGCGGATCGAACGCCGCACCGTACGTGAACAGCGTGTCGCCTACGTTGCGCAGGGTGTCGCCCAGCTTGGCCTGGGCGTTGCGGAAGTTGTCGTTCTTGCCGATGGTCACGCTGAGGATGGAGCCGTAGGCGTCCATGCGGTCCTTGGCAGTGTTGGCCTTGTCCGCCACGGTCTCGAACGCCTGCGCCAGCGTGAGCTGCGTGATGTTCATGGCGTGCGTCTTGTCGATGAGCGCCTGGTTGGCAGTGACGAGAGCGTTCTCTGCCTGACGCACCTCGTCCACGGCGTTCCGGTACTTGTCCATCTCCGCCTGGGCATCGATGAGGTTCTTGTACGCCTTGACCGAGTCAGCGCTCTTGCCGGAGGGATCGATGACCGCCTGCTTGCCAGCTTCGGCTACGGCATCGAGGTACTTGACAGAAGCCTTGGACAGGTCGTCCATGTCCAGCGTGCCCGCAGCGATGGCCTTGTTGACATAGCCGAACGTGGTGTTCAGATCCTCGCCAGCCTTGCCGACGTCAGCGATCGCTGACTTCTGCTGCTTGAGGGCGAGGATGGCGTCCTGAGCAGCCTTGCCCTTCTCGTAGTCCTGGGCGATGGTGTTGCGGTCGAATGGGTTGGCGAACTGAGCTGCGGCTCCCAGGCCCTGGAGCAACTTGGAGGCGATGTTGCGGTGGCCGAAGCGGCTGTCGAACTCAGTGGCAGCTGCCGTGAGGTTCTTGATCTTGGTGTCGAGACCGCCGTACGTCGGATTGCCGGCGTCGACGTTCATGATCGTGTCGACGAACTCCTTGGCCTTGCTCTTGGCATCCATGAACGCTCTGATGCCCTGAGTGATGCCGACGACCATCGCCGTCATACCTGCGGCCATGATGAAGCCCTGCGACCCGACACGTGCCAGCGCAGCCTTGAAGCCGTCCGTGGACGTGATGGCCTGGCGGATCATCTTGATGAAGTTGGGGAACTTGCCATTCCAGTTCTCGAGGAAGTCCGCACCTGCCATGGCACCCGGCATCTTCGCGAGGATGGACGAGCCCTTGATGACGTTGGCGATCTGCGAGGCCGCTTTGCCGAAGGCCCAGGCCTTCAGAGCGTTGGCCGCGAGCACGCCGCCCACGATGGCGGCAGCCGGAGCGAGCAGCTGCAGCCCGCTGACCACCTTGCGGATCGGCTCCGGCATGGAGTTGAGGGCGTGCAGGATGGTGCCGAGACCGCCGACGCTGAACTTGGCAGCCGGAGCCACGAGCTGCCCGAGCTCGATGGACATCTCGCGCCACTCGTTGCGCAGCTTGGCACCGGCCGCTCCGCTGGTGTTCATCTGCTTGTCGAGGGCCTTCATGGTGGACCCTGCGTACTGAGTGCGGTCGGTGAGCAGCTTGGTGAAGTCGGCGAACTTGGCCGCACCACCGGTGCCGGTCAACTGCATCACACCGTTGAGGGCACGGACCTCGTTGAAGAGGTTCTGAACGCTGGTAGCGCTACCGTCGGTCGTGCCGACGACAGCCTTGATGGCGCCGCCGAGACCCTTCTGCTGGACGAGAGCTTCACCGCTCTCGAAGCCGAGCTGCTTGACGCTGGCGGCCATGGCGTCGGACGGGCTCACGAACGCCAGCATGATCTGCCGCAGCTGAGTGGCGGCCTCGTCGGCGGAGCTACCGACAGCGGTCATCGCCGAGAGGGCAGCCGTAGCCTCGCCCACCGGGACCTTCAGGCTCGCCGCGACCGAGGCCCAGTTGCCCACGGTGTCGGCCAGCTGTCCGAAGCTGAACACACCAACGTTCACGGACTGGAACAGGATGTCGCTGACGTCAGCCGCCTGGGCAGCGCTCATGCCGTAGGCGTTCAGGATCTGCGTGATGGCCGTGCCGGAGGTGACGGCGTCGGTGAGACCTGCCGTAGCACCCTGGGCAGCCACCTGCAGGACCTTGAGCGCCTGGCCGCCTTGGTAGCCAGACGACACGATGTTGTACAGGCCCTCGGCCAGCTGATCGACGGTCTGCGTCACTCGCCCGCTCGTTGCGAGCTTGCGCACACCATCGGTCAGCTGGCCAACGGACATCTTCGACTCGTCAGCCACCGTGCCAACGTTGGCCATGGCGGTCTGCAGGTCACCGAAGGCGCTCAGACCCTGCTTGGCCCGCACACCCGCCCCGGCCAGAGCGGCGCCGATGCCAGCGGCATGCTTGGCGACGCTCATCAGCTCCGAGCGACCCTGGTTCTTGATGAACCCGATCGTCGTGCTGAAGGCCGAGTGCAGGTGGCCTGTGGCTTCCGAGGCCTTGTTGAAGGCAGCGACCAATCCAGATGAATCGCCCTTGACTTCTACCTGGATGACTTCGTCTGACATCTGCCCTCACTTGGGAACTAGGTAAGCCCGGATCTGACTCCTCTTATCTTGCGGGATCTCCTCCCGCTCCGCTTCTAGGGTAGCGCACCCGTGACACATGATGGTGCTCACTGTCAGGGGCGGGTCGTCCAGCAGCTTGCCCTCCCCATCCAACCAGTCCGACGGGTTCGAGCCGCAGCTCGGGCAGAGACTTGACTTCCAGATCTGATAGGCGATCGCCTTGTCGCGATCGTCGGGATCCCAGCTGAGGAACTTGCTGTGTGGGATGCCGAGGGGGACGCAGTACCCAAGCTCGAGCCTGAGGGTCAGGTCCCCCTTGATCCGTTTCCCAGCTCGGCGATCCTCCGCTGCAGGTTGACGCCGACGGCCGCACCGACGAGGTACTCCACCTCGGCAGCGCTGAACTTCTCGCTGTTGACGATGAGCTCGTCTGCCTCCTCCGGCGTCAGCTCCGGCTCGATCAGGCAGGCTGCCAGAAGGGCGGGGGCCAACGTCTCAGCGTTGAAGTTGGCCGTGTCGCCCTTCTCCTTCGCCTCGGCGATCTGCTTCTCCGTGGGCGGATGAGCGAGGACCATCTTCTCGTATCGCTTGGCTCCGATGGAGCGCAGCCGGAAGACGAGCATGGATTCGTCCAGCTCGCCTTCCAGCTGCTCCAGCTCCGCGATCATGTCGTCGAGGCCGTCCGGAGGGATGACCTGGCGCTTGGCCAGGCTGACCTTCTGACGCATCTCTTCGACGCGATCGAGCAGTTCCGTATCGCCAGCGATGCGCACGACCCGGATCACGGGCTTCTTGGTGGAGCGCAAGTGGTCCGTGGTGAGCGGCTTCGCCATTGTTATCTTCTCCTTGGTCAGGCCTGTATCAGGCCAGGGTGGCTTCGTTGGGGGCGGAGGTCAGGCTGTACATCACCTGGTACTTCGCCGCCTCGTTGCCCGCCGAGTACTGGCGAGCGTTCGAGCTGACCGTCGCGGGCCAGATCTCGACCTTGTCACCGGCAGCGGGGGTGGCACCGGCGGTGCCGGCGTAGAGGATGACGACGAACCCGTTGTTGCCCTTGGCCTGGGCGGTCTTGATCGGGTTGCTGACGCTGTCCTCGTAGAAGGTGAACGAGGAGTCCTGCGTCGTGTCCTCACCGTTGATCTTGCCGATGAAGGCGCTCGACATCACGGGGGTGTCGATGGGGTTGTTCTGGAAGGTGAAGCCGTTCACTTCCGCGAGCTGGGTGTCGAGCCGGGTCCCGGCGTTCACTTCGGTCGCGAGAGGAGCGGCGGTGTTCGAGATGGAAGGGACCCAGTAGACCTTGGTCGTGCCCTTCCGCATGTACCTCGCCATGAGGTCTCCTTACTTCGGGTCGTCGGGAGCCGGGGTCGGCTCCTCGGGGACGTCTTCTCCGTCCGGGGTGGTGCCGGTCTCGAGACGGGCTCGCAGGGCAGCCTCCTCCGCCTCTCGCTCCGCAGCGAGTTCGGCAGGGGAGGAGCCCGGTGCGTACCCGTGCTCGCTCTCTTCCTCCACCAGTTCCCAACCGAGGTCCTTCCAGACCTCGTCGAAAGCTGCCTTGTCCGTGTCGGCGGTTCCGCCTGTCAGGGGATGGCGCATCTTCATTTCGAACTCCATTTCACTCGAACGGTATCATGCCGGATGTACGTGTTGCCGTCTTCGCGAGTGACGCTGCCGATCTGGTCGAAGATCACTCGCATGACGTTGGGGATCTTGTTGAGCCACGGGCGGGCTGCCTCTGCCTTGTCGCCCATCCAGAGGCACTGGGCGTTGTTGACGCCCACGTACGTGAACTGGAAGATCAGGTCACGCATCTCGGACTCGTCAGCCAGCGAGCCCTCGGGCTCGCCGCTGATGAGCGTGTAGACGATCATGTACGGGAAGACTGGGTTGACCGGGACGGTACCGTCGCCCACCTGCTTGTCGGTCTCTGCCTTGAGAGTGTCGATGATCGCTTGGTTGATCGCCTGGATCGTCACAGTGACCTCCACACGCTCTTGGGCAGGGACTTCAGCTCCTGGACAGACGCCTTGCGCATCTCTGCGGCGGCCGGACGCCAGTGCGGCAGGGGAGCCTGCGAGTAGTGTCGTCCCAGAGAGTCAGTTCCCACAAAGCCGTACTCTAGCCTACGAGCCTGGGGAGCGTTGGTATAGACTCGCCAGCCGCTGGGCGAGACCTCCAGGTTGATGGAGCGCACGTATGCTCCGGTGCGCACCTGAGGACCCTGCCCACCACCGCTGGCGTAGTAGACGACACGGGTCAGCATCAGTTGTCCGGAGCGACGCATGGTCTCCTCCTGCGCCTTCCGATAGGCCGGGACGAACCGCTTCATCCTGTCGACGAGGCGGTCCATGCCCTTGACCTTCAGCTCGATGCCGACGCCATCGCTCACTCGCCGCTCTCCTCGTCGAGCCAGGCACGGATGCGGTAGGCGACCTCGAACGTACCGGCCACCGGCCCGATGGCGGTGAGGCGCTTGCCGACCATGTTGGGCTGGCGGTCGTTGACTGTGATCGTGATGATGTCGTAGGCCGTGACCGTGACGGCCTCGTCCTTCGGCAGGAAGACCGTGTAGTAGACCCGCCCTCGCTCGCCGCTGTCCGGCCGGTAGAACTCAGGTGTGGTGTCTGTGGCGACGATGGCCTTGCCGTCGTAGACCGTGGTCATCGTCTGGCTGACCGTACCGTCGACAGGGTTCAGCACCTCGCGGCCGGGGTGCTGGATGATCACTTCCGACTCCATGAGCTTCTCGACAGCTCGCTGAGCACCGCCCAGGTTGAGGGTCATCACTCTTCCTTGTCCACTTGCATCCAGTAGGCCAGCCAGATGGCGAGCCCAGGGTCGCCGTCCACTGACAGGTACTGTAGCTCATTGTCGCCCGGCAAGGGGTCGAAGTGTGGCGCACCAGCAAGAACAGCTGCCGGGATACCCTGCGGGAAGGCGTCGCAGGTGTTCGAGCCAGTGTAGCGCTGGCAGCTGTCGCACAGCCAGGGCGGTCGCATGGTCATCGCAGGGCATCCTTGATGAACTCGAAGACCTTGATGGTCAAGGGGTCAGGGTGCAGCGCCGTCATGCGCTCAGCCACCATCTCACTCAGCCATTCCTCCGGGTCGGTGGCTGCGTACCGCCCGAACTTCTGCGTGATGAACTGCTCCATGGTGGACTGCTGCTTGCGACGAGGGTTGATCTTGATCCACTCGTTGACGATGCGGTTGATGCCCTCGTGGTCCTTGGCGAGGTTGAGGCGGGTGAGGCGAGCCGTGCCCTCGATGCCGACGCTCTGGTCCAGGCCCTTGATGGGCAGTTCCTCCAGGGCAGTGATGCGCTTCCACAGGCTGCGGTACTCTGTCGGGCTGAGCTGGTTCAGGAGGTGGTGCGTGGACTCGTGCCACAGCTTCGCCATGCGACCTGTTGCGTTGGGGTTCAGGTGCCCGATGCTACGCATCTTGCGGTGCATGGACTCGAGCGTCTTCCATCCTGCATCCGTGAAGGCGTTGGAGTAGCTCTCGATGTTGCCTGTGCTGTACCGGTACTGCATGAGCGCACCATCGCCCATAGCAGCGTCATCGGTGATAGCGATGCCCGGCACTCGCACGCCAGGGAACTCATGCTCGAACACCGTCGTGAAGAAGTTGAGGTCGCCCTTGGCGATGCTCTCGGCGCCCGAGAAGCCGGTTAGGTTCTTGGTTGCGGCCGACTTGTAGACGCTCTCCTGATAGCTGAACGTCTCCGGGTCGTTCCACACGTTCTTCGTATAGTCCAGGAGATCGCGGAACCCGTGGATGCGAGAGCGGTCGTCACCAGCAACACGGTCCATGACGCGAGCCAGGTACTTGGCCCGCTCCGCAGCGCTGTCGAACGCACGGCTCACCTGCTCCGACGCTCCTGCCCGCCAGGCGTCGAGCGCCTCGTGCACGGTGCGGTACGGGATTCCCAGCTGCCGTGCGACCTCGAGAGCGTTGCCGCTCCAGCGGTGGAAGGCGACGATGATGTCCTGAACGACCTTGTCGCGAGCGTTGACGACCAGCGACCCGGCCCGGTTCGGCAGGAAGGCGACGTTGCTGAACAGAGAGCCGAGCTTGCTGTCGCTGAACATGGGGTTGCCATCGGCGTCGTAGCCCATGAACCGCTCTTCGAACCGGTACCAGCGGGCAGTGGCTCGGAACCACTCCTGGTCTGGCTTGATCTTCAGGCCGACGCTGTCGACGGTGTTGCCCCAGAGTCGCACGTTGCCGACCACCGGCCCGTTGCGCCAGATGTTGATGTTGGTGATGGTCTCCTCGTCACGGATGGTCTTCAGGTACTCCGTGAGATCGTCCAGACCACGAGCGCCGTTCTCCTTCAGCAGACCCGCCCCCAGCTCACCACGCTGGATGTCTTGCATGATGCGAGTGAAGGCTCCAGCCCGCAGGCGGCTGTCCAGGCTGAAGATCTTCCCGATGGCGCCGGGCGGGTACATGCGGAACACCGGCACCAGGTTGCCACGCTCCAGCCCGACGGTAGCGCTGAACAGACCGCCAGTGGGGTTGTACGTCACACGAGGCGTGAGCAGGTCGACGAGGTCTTGCTTGGTGAGGCGCTCCGAACCATCGATCGTCTTGCCGAGCACGTCACGGAAGTAGGCGACATCCTCCGGTGCGTAGCGACGACTGTCACTCACTTGCTCGAACAGCGTCTCGGCGAAGCGGCGCCGCTCAGCGCTGTGCGTCCCAACCATGAACCTGAACTTGCCCATGTTGACGCGAGCCCATGACAACGGATCGACGCTCTGCGCGATGTCACCAACAGCTGCCTTGGCAAGGCGATGCGGATCTTCCTCGATGATCTTGCGCAGCACACCGATGGACTGCCCCACAGCGTCGAAGGGGCCGGTCGGCTTCAACGACCCCAGGTAGTCGCTGGCCCCGACGGCACGCACCCCGTCCAGGGCAGCTCGAGCTTCTGTGCGGATGCCAGCGTCCTTGAGGTTCTCGTACCACGGCAGAGCAGAGGCGCGAGCGTGCGCTACGTAGTCTGTGTAGTCATCCAGCGCAGAGATGACCTTGCCGTACTCCGTCTCCTTGGTGAGGCCGAGGATGCGGGCGCTGGTGTCACCGATGTTGACGATGGCGTCATCTGCAGCGTTCTCGAGGGCTCGAGCCTTGAGAGAGGCGTTCGTCTCCGCCATGACTCGATTGCGGAGGTTGTCGACCGCAATTTCCTTCGAAATTTTAGATCCAACTTGGGATATAGCGAACTCCTCCTTGGTGGAGAACTTCGCCCACTTCGCCACGACTGGCTGCAGCACTGCTGGCAGGTCCGCACGGTTGTCGTACAGGCCTCCGGCGATGATACGGAGCGCCTGCGAGTTGTACAGAGCCGTGCCCACCTTCGCCACGGTGACGGCAGCCTTGGCCGCTTTCTTGGCCTTGGCCTTCTTGTCCTCGGCCAGCTTGGCCGCTACCGCCTGGGCGATCTTCTTGTCGCGAGCTGCCTTCGCTGCCTTGGCAGCACGGGCGCCCTTCTTGTCTGTCTCGTCAAAGCTGCGAGTGCAGTTGGGGTGAGCGATTGGGTACTTGAGCGCTTCCTCGGCGGTGACCACCTTCCCGTTCGCCTTCTCCGGGTCGCTGTGTTGAGTCCATCCGCAATCATCGCCGTCAGAGACGATGAAGTACGCCGACGGTCTGTTCTTGCGGGCGCCACGGAGAAGTCCCACATTGGTGACTCGTTGGTGGATAGTCCCCGTGGCCATGTTGACGTAGTGGTCCCACGGCTCTCGTGAGTAAACATCTCTGTTCCCACGGCCCTTCTTGAAGTATCCGATCGTGGGCTTGTCGCCCGTGGACGGGATTGCCTTGGTGAGATGCTCCGCCTGACTGTTGAGCTTCTCGAGCTGGCTGATGGCCTTCGCCTTGTCAGCGCCGGTCAGGCCGGGGATCTGCTTGCGCAGTGTCTCCGCCCGATCCTTGGCGATCTGAGCGCCCTTGGCGCCGAGCGTGGCCTTCGCCTTGTCATCTGCCCAGGACTTGGCTTCCTTGTCCATCCGATTGACAGAGGCGAGCGCCTTCTGGCGCAGTACGTACCCGGCTTGCTGGTCTGCCTTGGGCTTGGTGATCTTGGCACCTGCACCTCGGTCGTACGCCTTGTTGTACTCTGCCCTGAGATCGTCTTTCGCCCAGTTGCGGGCGTCGTCCATCGTGCCCTTGATGCGGAGGTGCATCTGCGCTCGCAGCGCCTCCACCTCGGCAGGAGTGTTCGCCTTCTTCATCTGGAAGCCGATGCGCTCCAGGTCTCCCCCGAGCTTCCGGAGCGCACCGGCGATCTCGTCCGAAGACGAGCCCAGATACGGCATGGCTCAGCGCAGGTCCGCCCGCTTGAGGCGGGCCGTCGCGAAGCCGAGTGTGCCGTCTACGTCCAGACCAGTGCCACCACTGGCCCGGAACCTCTTGATGGCGTCCTGCAACGCCCGGATCTGCTCGCCGAAGCTGATGCTCAGACCGCCGACGCTGATGGAGGACGGCGTCCCCTGCAGCTCCGCCAGCTGAGCATTCAGCTCCTCGATGACCACGCTGTCGAACGAGCCGAGGCGTGTGTACCGATCTTCGAGGACGCTGTCGTCCACGTCGGCACCTACCCAGACGCGAAGGACCGCGAACTGGTCATCCGTGAGCGGCATCGGACTCCTCCAGGCGGGCGATCAGCTCCGCCTTCGTGCCGCTGAGCGGCAGCTCGCGCTCGGCCAGCTGCTCCTTGAGCTCGGCGACGGTGAGCCCGGCGTACACCGAGTCGGCGTCGACACCGACGTCCTCGCCGTCCTCCGTGTCGTCGTAGATGAGGTGGTCGAGGTCCATCTCACGCTCGCTGGCGTGATCGAACACCTCCTGGGGCACCTCGTCGCCGGGCACGAACTCGGTACGAGCGCCGGGCTGGCCCTCGTCGTCGATCTCGTACCAGCTGCAGGCGGTCTTGAATCGCATGGTCATGGTTGGAACTCCTCTTGGCTTGAAGATGGCACTGGGGGCCGACCCGCAAGAGCCGACCCCCAGTGTACTACCCCTGCACGCTTCCCGTTCAGCCCTTGACGGCCATCACGGTGACGCTGGTGACCGACGAGTAGGTCACGCCCACTCGCCCGTTGGCATCGTTGAACCGGGTCGTGTCGAACGTACCGAAGATCCGGGTCTCGCCCGCTGCCACGGTGGGAGCGGGGTTGACGTCGGTTCCGAAGTTCGACAGGACCAGGGAGTCGAAGGTGACGGTGATGCCGGCACCGCCTGCGTTCTTGACGACGAAGAACGTGCGTCCGTCGTTGTCGAACGCATCCCCACCGGCGCTGGCAGCCGTCACGGGGACGACCGACGTACCGGGGCTCTGCGAGATCGCCGCTGCGGCGATGTTGGCCATGTCAGGCGACCGTCGCAGCCACGACGAGCTTGGGGTTCGGGAGGGCCGGGACCGCCACCGCCGTCGCGAGGGTGAAGGTCTGGATCGGCGACTCGGTCTCGTGGATGCAGGCCACGATACCGGGCATCTCCTCCTGGGTGATGTAGCCCTTCGACTGGAACTTGAGCGCCTCGGCCGTGACGCCGTAGAACGTGTTGCCCATCGGCTCCGCACCCGGCGAGGGGAGGAGCAGCACCTTGTTGGTGCCGATCACCGACGTGTTGGTGCCGTTCACACGGACCTTCGTGTCGTAGATCTCGATCGGGGGAAGACCGTTCGCGGCGAAGATGGCGTCGATCGTCTCGTTGTTGATGCGGGAGGGCGTGGTGCCGGCGAAGGCGGCCGCCTGGCGCATGGCCGTGTTGAGGTACATGTACCCCAGCACGGTGCGGCTCATGAGCATGACGCCGGGCACGGTGCCGGTGTCATCCACGTAGAGCTGCGTCCACGTCAGGAGGTCGCCGAGGATGTCGGCAGCCGGGTTGGTCCACAGCGTCGCCGCCGTGGGCTTGTGGGTGCCCGGCATGCCGAAGTCGGCCGTGACGTTCAGGCCGTTCTCGTTCAGGGCGAAGGTGCCCGTCACGAGGAGCTGACCACGGGCCAGCTCGATTCGGGCCTGGACGGAACGGACCATGCGCTCGGCGTCCGAGTAGATGGCGTTGACGAGATCGGCCTGGCGGCCGTTCGACTGCAGGGCCCGCAGGCGGAGGAACTCCTCCTCGCTGAGGGCGATCTGCCGGCTGACCGGAGCCAGCTCGCCACGGAACCGGGACATGCCCTGCCGCTTGGTGAAGGGAGCCGGGGTGTCCCACGCCCGGTACAGGGCGGTGTCCACGTCCTGCCAGGTGCCGGAGCGGATCCGGTACTCCAGGTCCTCCGTGAGCGTGTTCGGGAGGTACCGCTCCAGCGTGAAGTTGTTGTAGAGGACCTCGTTGTCGTACGCACGCACGTAGTTGATGAGGAGGGACGGCTCGATGAGGTCGTAGACCAGCTGCTGTGCCATGGTTCAAGGACCCCTTACGGCTCGTAGCGGATGTAGTTGCTGAGAGCCGTCTTCGCCGCAGCGTCGAGGGCGCCCAGGAGGGCGGCGCCACCGGTGAAGACCGGCAGCTTGGTGGTGTCGACGATGCCCATCCAGAACAGCGAGCCGACCTGCTTGGTGTAGGCCGTGCCGACGTCGTTCTTCTGGCGCACCGGGGTGTACAGGTGGCCGAGCGGCGTCTGCAGGCCGTTGACCAGCAGCGGGCTGTACGGGCCGTAGAGGCCCGTGGCCGTCACCTTCGCCAGCACCGTGCCGGACGGGATGAACCCGTTGACGTAGTGCAGGGCGTTGAAGAGCGAGATGTCCAGCGTGATCGAGCGGCAGACGGTCCGGCCCATGCGTGCGGCGCACCAGGACTGGTCGTCGTTCAGCCAGCTGTCACTCTGGACCTCGAGGGAGAAACCCATGTGATCCCTTTCGGATTACGGGCGGCCTGGGCGGCCACCCTGATTCTTGGCGAGATTGGGATGCCTCGCGTGGAGAAGCGTCGTCACTTCATCCCGGCTCCCGGAAGAGGAGGAGCTGCTGCGAGGAGGTCCTGGCGGCGGCGGGGTCGACGGCTTGACGGGCGGTCGGCCATTGCCACCATCGTTGCTCGGAGGTACGACCTGGAAGAGATGCGGCATGGTGGTGGCGAGCTCGGTCACGGCATCGCTGATCGCCTTGTCATCGGCGTCCGGCGTCACCTCGATCAGGCGTCGGAGCGTGGCCGCAGCGCTGAGCGCCTTGACCTGCTCTTCGCCCAGCAGCTTCTCGAGGATGGCCCGCTCGACCTTGGCGTCGAGCGTCATCTTCGTGGCGGTGGCCTTGGCCTCGGCGGCCTCGGTCTGCGCCTTCGTCGCTGCCTTCTCTCGCTTGTCCACCTCCGACAACTTCGCCTCGTCGGCGGCCTGCTTGTCGGCGAGGATCTTCTTGGCACTGTCCAAGTCGTCCACGCCCAGGGCGGCCAGGATGGCCCGCTCGGCACTGCGCTTCCCCTCGTCCTTCTCCCGGGCAGCGACACGGTTCAGGTCCTCCTGCGTGAAGGTCCTGGCGTTGTCGGTGCCCGACGGCGGAGGCGGCGGGGGCGGCGGGGTGTTGGCGGGATCCGGGCTGTTGTCGTTTGCTGACATCTCTGCTCCTTATCGTTATCCGTCCCCTTTCCAGGGGTGGTCCGTGATCACACGGTTGCTGGCGAACGATAGCTCGCTTCGAGATGGAAAGCTATCACTGACCAGAAGGGTTGGCTGGGTCGTTGAGATTCTGGTTGGCCATGGTCGGGTCCGGCGGGAGGCCCAACCGCTCCCTACCAGCATTGACATCGCCCGTGAGCGACACCAGGGCGCTGGCCGAACTGATGTCCTCCTGCTGGATGCGCTGGATCTCGAGCTGGACGTCCTCGATGGGGAAGCCAGCCTGCACCATCATCTGGATGCAGGTCTCCAAGCTGATGGCCTTGATGGTGTACAGGCCGACGATGAGCGTCATCGTCTCCTGCTTGTCTGCCGGCAGATAGCTGCCGAAGACGATGTTGGCCTCCAGCACTTCCGGGATCTGCCCGTGGATGAGCATCATGCGCTGCACCCACTTCAGCAGGAGCCCGTGCTTCTGGCGGCGGACCAGGCGCATCTCCTGGATCAGGCTGATGTGCGGCGTGAAGCCGAGCGCCAGAGCGATGCCTGACGGCACCTCGTTCGGCTTCACACGTCCCAGCAGGGCCTCGGGGATGCGCACGTTCACGCTGAGGCGCTTGAGCTGAGCGTCCTGCAGCGTCAGCAGCGCTCCCAGGCCGCCGCTCGTGTCGATGACGGTGGCGCTGCCGTCGCCGACGCTCAGCACGGTGCCGGGGCCGTAGACCTTGTGGTCGTTGTCGACGGAGGCGCCGCTCACGGCGATGGGCGGGCTGCCCGTGGTAGCGCTGGCGGCCTGCAGGTCGGTGTCCACGGCGACGATGTCGTCCAGGAGCTGCAGCACGTTCGCGAGGATGGACGTGCCGTAGTGGTCCTCCAGGCTCACCGTGTTCGGGATATGGAGCACCGGGATGAAGTCGATCTCGAGGTCGGTGGGCTCCGTGTGCCACACGGCCTTGGCGTCGTCGAAGTTGTCGACGTCTTTGCCCATGTCCTCCAGCGACCATGAGCCGTCCTGGAACATGCACGTGTCGAACACGGGCTCGTCGCTGTACGGCACACGCACGCCAGAGGTCGTGTCGTACTCCGCCAACCACCACGTCTTCCGACGCACCCAGACCTCTCGGTTGCCGTCGGGCAGCGTCTTCTCGTACTCCCAGGCGATGTGGACGCGACGGGGGTAGTCGCGATCCTCGCCCGTCTCGTCCAGGACGGGGAAGTAGAAGCCGGGGTTGTACGAGTAGACACAGGGTCGCTGCTTCTTCTCGTTCCACTCCAGCGACATGACGCCGTCGCCGAGCTTGATGGCGTTCTTGTCCGTCTCGATGAGCTTCTGGTCCATGACCTCCTTCTCCCACCACGTCTCCAGGAACTCCTGGATGACGGATGCGGAGTCGGTGGTGCTGTCGCCTTCGACGGCGCCCTTGACGATCAGACTGATCTTGTCGCCGTAGAGCGAGGCTCGCGTCTGCTCCACCAGCAGCATGGGGTCGCCGTACTCACGCCGGGCTTTGCGGTCTTCTTCGCTGGCCTCGTCGTTGAGCCACAGCCGGGCAGCGTTGCGGAAGTACGCCTCCAGCGTCGAGTACGCCCACAGGCGCCGGAGGTGCTCGTGGCCGATCCACGACGGGACCAGCACAGGCTTGGCCGTGGACGGGCTCTGCCACGGACCCTTGAAGCTGAACCACGTCCAGGGATCCAGGATGCGCTGCCATCCACGGCGGTTCGGGACTGCTTGAGGCTGAGCCATGTCTACCTTCTGTTCCGGAGGCGTTGGTCGAGTACCCTACCTGACGTCACGGTGCGGTGCCCGATCATGAGATCGGTAGCGCCCCACACCATGGCGTCCATACGATCCGGAGACCACGAGGGGTCGGCCTCGTCGGGGTCCGGGTTCCACTGTGTCATCTGGTCTTCCAGCTTGGGGAACATGCCCACCATGTGCATGCGGCCCTCGTACCAGAGCGTGCTGATCGGTTCTGCTCGACGGGTCTTGCCACGTGTGGCCGTCACCTCGCGCACGGGCAGCGTGTTGTCCACGGTGTGGAGCGTCGCCTTCACCATCGCGCCGCCGTTGTTGATCTCTGCAACGATACGGTCGGCCTCCCAGTTCTTGTACTGCTTGGCAGCCTTCTTGGCCCATTCGGTCGGTGTGTACTTGCCTGACTCGTCTGCCAGGACGAAGCCGTGGCTCTTGTCCGGGTGCGCTACGCCTGGCACGTCCAGCTTGCTCACCATGCCCACGACGACCAGGCCCGTCTCGTCACTGCCCTCGTTGGTGCTGACGGCGGGGTCGATGGCAACGGCGATGCGGTCGAACCACTCCGGGTAGCGGGGGTCGCTGATGTCCTTGATGCGGGTCAGCTCGATGATCTCGCCCGTCCACAGAGCGCCGTCCACGTCCTCCAGCAGCTCACCGCTCAGCTCCTGGCGGCCCATGCGAGTGTCGGCGTAGTCCTCGTACAGCTCGCGCTTGACGTCGTCGTTCAGGTGAGGGTTGTCCGACGTCTTGCCGTGCGTGACCGCGATGTTGGGATCGGCGATCATGGCCTTGAGCACGTTGATGGACTTGGGCGTCGTACTGCCGATCCAGTGGGGGCGAGGGCCGACACGCAGACCGTAGCGGATCTGCTCGTACGCTTCCTTCAGGTAGCGCCAGGCAGCCAGCTCCTCCATCCACACTAGGCAACGGTTGCCACCAGCACGGAAGCGCTCGACGTCTTCGGGACTATGAGCGCCGAAGAGCTTAGCCTCCACGCCGTTGGGCCAGATGGCAGAGATACCTCCGGGGCGATTGACCACTCGAATCTTGGGATCATGAAGTCGAAGTCCGGAGGGACCCATGACACATGAAGTGACAGCATCTCCGAGAGTAGGGGCGACGATACTGATCCAGTGTCCACCTGGAACTCCTTCGATGCAGGGCGGGCCGTGTACGTGGTCATGGACATACTTAGCCGACGCCGCCGTCTTCCCGGTGCCTCGGCCGCCTAGCAGCAGCCACCCACGCCAAGGCAGGCCTGGTGGTACCTGGTGCGGCAGGGGCTCGAAGAACGAACTCTTCGGAGGATCGACCAGGTCTGCCACGAACTGGAACAGTTCGCTCACGTCCTGATCGTACTCACTTCCTATCGTGACGGCCATGGCCGTACTATAGCGGAGAGCCGCCCCGAAGGGCGGCCCTCACACTTTCGCCAGGGGGAAGAGGCGAGCTACAGGAACCGGACCAGCACCACCACGATGAGCACTGCGATGAAGCAGACCACGATGGCGGTGAGGGCGTCGATGGCTCCTTGGTCCTTCGGAGGGGGCGGGATCGGCGGCGGCAGGGTCTGGTTGCGACCGAGCGACGTCACCTTCCCCTTGTCCTCCAGCTGCCGTACGACGAAGGTCGCGATGCCAGCCAGG